TTTTTTAACACATGTACTTATTGTTTCAGTAATTGCGTCATATTGAACCTTTTTAATCAATTCTTCAATTTCTTCAAAATTTGGTTCAAGTATAAAATCTTTTAAATAATCTGAAGCTTTAATCATGTTTTCTGTTTTTGTATGTCAATTTCTCTTTGTAAATACCATAAAGCTTTTTCAAGATCTTGTATATGTTTATCAGGATCTTTTTTTCCAGCTCTGGAAATGTATTTTACTACGTTACCAAGACAAAAACCTAAGTCCCAAGCCTCAATAACTTTTATGGCTTCATAAGGATTTGTCTCTCCCCCGTAATGTTCAGGATGATTTACGTTGCTCATTTCTTTTAATTGTTTAATAAGTTCATTTCTTACTGCTAATTGACCATGGTCTCTTACTGAGTCTGATAAATCTTTAGATAACTCCAGCTCTAATGTTATAGTGTCATAATAAGTGTTGTATTTTTCTGAAGCAATTTTTCCAGCAGTATCATTATCAAATAATACAAAGATTCTTTTGTATTTAGTTTTAAGATTGCTTATTATATGTAAAGGAATAATTGAGTTTTCACTATCAGGAGCTAAACTTTCAAAATTTGAAAACCCTAAAGATTTAAAACTTAATAGATCTTTTAAACTAGAAACTAGTATAAGATTGTCAACTTTATAATCTAACTGATCCCAACCTTGTAGATAATTCTTTACTTTCAAAAACTTTTTGTCTAAATTTTTAGGTTGGTAAATTTTTATCAATTCTCCTAACTTGTTGAAATAGCCATAGATATAATCTTTTCTTACTGTAAATGATGACACTGTACCATCAAGATTTGGTTTAGACATTGTGTAAAACTCTAAAGGATAAACTTCATAAGTTTCTAAACTTTTAGAGTTTATTTTAAAAGCTGTCCAATAATCTGAATCCAGTTGATTCCAAGATCTGATTTCATAATCACTTACTTTGTATTTTTCTTCAGGTATAATTTCAGCTTTTATTGTTTCAGGAGAGTTTATATAATCATTATATACTTTTTCATAGGCTTCCGGATAAGTAATACTTTCTAGTAAACTTACTAAACGGATACCATTACCTCCGTGCCCGGAACTAAAATCTTTAAATCTATAGGTACCTTTACCTGTATCATAGTATATAAACATGCTAGGATCATTATCTCCACTGTTAAATACTGATTTCATTTTAATATCCTGACCGTTTAACTGTGGTAAGTTAAGATATTTTTCAAATATCCATTCATCCGGTATATGTATGTATTCTATTAAGTTTTCTATTGATATCATATGTTTAATAAAAAAGGAGGGTTACAAAGATAACCCTCCTGTTGATATTAGCAAATAAATATCTTAGTAAGGAAGATCATCTAGATCAAAATCAGAACCTGGTAAACTAGTATCATCACCAAAGCTTTCTACTGGTGTCGCTACTGGCTTAGCCATTTTAATAATATGATCATTTTCATTAAATGTCATTACTTTAGAAGAATTTGCTTCTCCAAAAACATATGTTCCCGGATTATTTTTAGGTAAGAACAGGTTGTGTGCTGTATAACCATTTTTGTTCTCATATTCTTTACCAGCAATACAAAAATCTAAAAAGATATCTTTAGATACTTTATCTCTATTAAAAGCATCAATAAATTCATGGATAGTGTTATGCTTGTTGTTTTGAGATAGAAACCATTCATCTTTTCCTAAAGCAGCAGATACTTTCTTAAGAAAAATTAATACGTTTTTATCTCTTTCAATTTTAATACCTGATTTAGTAGTACCATCTGCAAAAGCATATTGAGATGCTTGAACTTTACCAATTTGACCTTGGTAATGACCTAAATCCGGATTGTCCTTATCAATAAAAAATCCTTCAAAACCTTCAATAGGTTCTGTTTCTAGATTTAATACTACGTGAACAGCTCCTTCAATAAATTTAAAGTCTTCTAGTTGAATGTCATTGATTTTAGCAGTAATATTCCCTGGTTTAATTGTTTTACTTAAACCACCACCGTTACTGTCTACTAAATTTTCTGTGCTTAATGCCATAATTGTTTGTTTTTATTTGTTTTTAATTAAATTGCTTCTTTATTCTCTACTTTTATAACTTCTATTTGACCAATAGGCATCCAAGTTGAAACATTAGTCACACAAAAATTTTGTCCTACTGGAGCATTTAACCAGGTATTATAATCAAAATAAAATTTTTGACTATTACCGGAACAATCATTTTTAATTGTCAATGTGTAGTATAATTCACCATTTGATGTTTCTATATCATCATTAGTTATGACCCCACAATTACAGTTTTTATCTTTATCACAAGAAATAAAAACCAAACTCATCATTAGAGTCATCATCATTAATTTTAAATTTTTCATTGTTTTATTTTTTATTAATCTACAAATATTTTATCCCAATGAGTAATGTACTCACCTTTATCATTTACTTCAGAAATAACAATTTCTTGATTACGTAAATGTTCTGGTCTTGCTCCACAACCAACATCATCTGATGTATAAAAACTCAATACATTTGTATCACCTTTTCTATAAAGATAAGCAATAGCATCTGAGTTTGAGGTAGTTATACGTTTCAATTTCCCAGTTAGATCTAGTTCTTTTACTGAAAAAGTTGAACCATTCTTTTCTAACATAGTGTCTTTAACGTGACCTAAAAGGATAATATGAGGAGCTAATGTTTGAACATAATCTAGCACTTTAGTGAACGCCATTCTTTGCCAATAGTATCCTGAGCCCTCGGGAAGCCCTATAATATTACCATACTTAGCTTTACCACCTCCTTCAGCAAACCAGTTTTTACCCATAGGTGACTGAGAATACAATTGTTCTGCATAACCTATACACATTTCTTCTAAAGCTGTAATAGTATCTACAGCAATGTATTTATAGGGAGAACCAGCATCTTTAATAGCTTTACCAATCTTTTTAAGAGTTCCTATACTATCAACTTTCATTTTCATAGCTGATACAAAATCAGAACCTTGCTCAAAGTCTAGTAATAAACAATTATCTAGATTAGCAATCAAACTTGTTTTCCCGGTTTTAGGCTTAGAGAAAATAATTAGATTTTTAGGATTTTTTGCTTCAGGTTTACTCCTGGATGTAGGTAATACGATATCCATTACTTTTTAATTAATTGATTTAACCATTCTTTGTTACTAACTGGAGAATTCCACATAATTGCAGCGAAATCTCTAATTGTCATGTTTGTTAATAATTCATCTACTTCATTTTTGTCTTCATTTTTAGTTATACTTTCAGTTTCTTCAGGGAATAACTCTTCTGTTAAAGAGATTTGTTTTGTAGTAGTAAAGTCAGGAAAATCATTTTCTAAACTATCAGATTCAGGATTTTTAATTTCAATTTTTTCTAATTCTTTTACAGGTACTAAATATCTAAAATTTTCACCTTCTGTTTTTTCATATTCTTCATCAAAATATGGATTGTATCTAAGTCTATAAAGAGTTCTTGTAGGATCTTCAGGGGTTAGATCATAGCTTACAAACTCTGTGTATATATCCTTTTGCTTTAATAACTCACTAGGGAAAAATGATACATATTTTTCAGTTTTTTCTCTAGGTATATAAGCTGATTTAGGAATATACAAAGGAGCTTCTTCTTCTATAATTTGAAACTTCCAAAGATGTTCTTTAATTAACTCTTCTGTTTTTTCTCTACGTTCTGCTGTAGTTAGCTTTCCATTACTTATCATACTGTTAATCTTTTTGATTGGGTTGCTGGTGTTACCATTTCTGCTATACTCATTTTCTCAAATTCAGCTCTAAAGAAACTAATTCTTGGTTCTCCATTTCTTACTTTAAGAAAATGGAACACTAATGTTTTATCATCATCAATTATATATCTATCAGGACCATAATATTTAATCTTTTGTTTTGCTGGTCTATTTACACCTATTAGTAAATCTGCGTGTTGCAACAAAGCATCTGAACCAAATATATCTGATTCTAAAATATAATTAGAGTATTTACCATCTTCTGCTCTTTCCGGATTATCACTATTTCTATTTAATTGTGATAAAAGAATAAACAGTACAGGTATTTGTTTTTTGAGTTGGGTTAGTGTTTTACCAAGATTGCTCAACATTTCTTGGAGGTCTTTTTCATAAGGTGCTTTTTGAAATAGAATAGAATGGTCAATAGTTACCAGCACAGGTTCTTTGTATTCTTCATAGTATTCTAATACTAGTTTTTCAAATTCTGCTACAGTACATGGATTATCTATGACATTTACTTTACTCCCCGCAACTTTTTTTTGAGAATATTTATAACATTTGTCTAAATCCTCATCTGTTATAGTTCCTTCAGCACTGCATAAATACTTGTATGATTTACTAAGCACACTTGTATATTCTCTAATAGCCTGAGTTCTTCCTAGCATTTCAAATTGAAACTGTAAAACT